AATTACCTAAACAATAAGGATTTATTAGAAGAAATTCACCGTTCTAAAAATAGGTATTGCAGTTATGAAAAGCCAGAATATCATCAATATGATATTATCTTGCCCGCAGTTGAAAAAATCAATATTAGAACCGTTGCTGATGCAAAGCGGGCACAGGCAAAGAGATTGGGAGACCAAGAGTATGCTCGAAGAAAAGCCGCTGGTGAAAAAGTAAAGCAAGCGGACTGTGAAGTTGACTATAAAAAGATACCAAAAACTGGTTTAATTTTTAGGATTATGACTTTTGATCATATTCCACTGAACAATGTACGTAAAAAGAACCCTAAAAGTCTTGCAGATCATAGAGATAAAGTAAACTTTCCACCTTTTCAACATTGGAAGTTTAATGACACAGAAGAATTAGTATGTGTGGGTAAAAGTCATTGGCAAGGTAGTTTAGACAAGGGCAAATTTAACAAAGACCACGGGCAAATTACAAATACACTGGCAAGAATGTATATCAAACTATGTGAACGTTATGCTACTCGTGGTAATGTTCGTGGATATACCTATAACGATGAGATGCGGGCACAGGCAATACTGCAACTTACTCAAATTGGCTTGCAATTCAATGAAGCAAAAAGTAATAATCCATTTGCCTACTTTACAGCGGCAGTGACCAACAGTTTTGTTAGAATTATCAACATTGAAAAACGTAATCAAAACATACGAGACGACATGTTGGAAATGAACGGCATGAATCCTAGCTATAGTAGGACAGGTGCTGGGGAACATGCGGCCGCATTAAAGAGGCATAACGAGGAAATTGAATGAGTTTATTCAAAAAAGTAGCTTGTTTCACAGACATACACTTTGGATTAAAGTCCAATAGTCACACACATAATCAAGACTGTGAAGATTTTGTAGATTGGTACATTGCCAAAGCCAAGGAGGAAGGATGTGATACAGGAATTTTTATGGGCGATTGGCATCACAATCGTAATAGTCTTAATATCACTACTATGGACTATAGCCTTAGGGCCTTGGAAAAGCTCGGTCAGGCGTTTGATCAATTTTACTTTTTCCCTGGTAATCATGATTTATATTACAAAGACAAGCGGGATATACACTCCGTTGAGTTTGGAAAATATATTCCCGGCATCACAGTGGTCCACGAACCGACTACCATTGGGGACGTTACACTCTGCCCGTGGCTCGTTGGGGATGAGTGGAAACACATAGGCAAGAAAGGTGGCAAGTATATATTTGGTCACTTTGAATTGCCTAGCTTTTTTATGAACGCAATGGTACAGATGCCAGATCACGGTGAGATTAATTTAGACAGTTTTAAAAATTACGAACTGGGCTTTAGTGGACACTTTCACAAGCGTCAACAAAAAGGCAATATGATTTATATTGGCAATGCATTCCCACACAACTATGCAGACGCATGGGACGATGAACGTGGAATGATGGTTTTAGAATGGGGAGGTCAGCCAAAATACCACACTTGGGATTTACAACCAACCTTTAGAACTGTTAAACTAAGTCAGTTAATTGACGAAGCCGCAACTATTATTAAACCCAAGCAACACTTACGGGTTGCACTAGACATTGACATTAGTTATGAAGAAGCAAGTTTCATCAAAGAAAAATTTTTAGGTGATTACAGCATTAGAGAATTAACATTAATTGCAGAAAAGAAAGAAGTTGAAATCAATACTGACATTGACATTCAATCATTTGAAAGCGTGGATCAAATTGTTAGTAATCAACTTGTTAGCATTGAAAGTGATAAGTTCAGCGCAAAGACGCTACTGGAAATTTATAACAGTCTATGAGTATAAAAATTAAAGACCTAACGGTCAAAAACTTTATGAGTGTGGGTAATCAAACCCAAGCTGTGGATTTTGGCAAGCAACAAATGACTTTGGTCTTAGGTGAAAACTTAGATCAAGGTGGAGATGATAATGGCAGTCGTAACGGCACTGGTAAAACTACCATTGTGAACGCACTAAGTTACGCATTATACGGTGTTGCGCTGACTAACATTAAAAAAGACAACCTAATTAACAAAATTAACGGCAAGGGCATGTTAGTCACGTTGAGTTTTGACAAAGACGGCGTTAGTTATAGGATTGAGCGTGGTCGCAGACCAAATATTCTCAAGTTTTATGTCAATGATGTAGAACAAGATACAGAAGAAAGTGATGATGCTCAGGGTGACATGCGTGAAACGCAAAAAGATGTAGATGAACTGTTGGGCATGAGTCACGACATGTTTAAGCATATCGTTGCGTTGAACACTTACACTGAACCATTCTTGAGTATGCGGGCCAATGACCAACGTGCAATTATTGAGCAGTTGTTGGGCATTACTCTGCTTAGTGAAAAGTCTGAAGCGTTAAAAGAACTAATTCGTATCTCAAAAGATGAAATACAACAAGAAAGCGCCAATATTGAAGCCGCTAAAAAATCTAACGAGAAGATTCAACAAAGCGTAGACAGTTTAACTACTAGACAAACTGCTTGGTATACACAACAGACTACGGATTTAGAGAAAATTAGCAAGGCCATTAATGAGTTACACAGTGTAGACATTACAAAAGAACTAGAACAACACACAAAACTCAAAGCATATGATGAGCATAGTGCAAAAATTAAAAGTTTAAACAAAGAAAAAGCCACTTTAGAAAGTGCAATTATTCAAGCTGAAAGAACTGTAAAAAAATACACTACAGAACTTACAACATTGGATAATAAAACTTGTCATGCTTGTGAACAACAACTGCATGACCATAAGCATGAGGAAATGACTGCTCTTGCTAATAAAAATTTAAAAGAAGCAACAACTTATTTTAATAAAGTCACAGCAGACTTGGCAAAAACCAACAAAGAGTTGACTGCAATTGGTGATATTAATGGCAGACCAAAAACATATTACGATACTTTAGAAGAAGCACTAAAGCATCAAAACAATCTAACTACTTTAGAAAGTCAGTTGGTCAAACGTGCTGAAGAAATTGATCCTTATCAAGAGCAAATTGACGAGTTACGCAATACTGCAATGCAAGAAATTACTTGGGATCGTGTTAACGAGTTGACTAACTTAAAAGAACATCAAGAGTTCTTGCTCAAGTTGCTTACAAGTAAGGACAGCTTTATACGGAAAAAGATCATTGATCAGAATTTAGCTTATCTTAATAACAGATTGACCTACTATCTCGACAAGATGGGACTACCGCATACTGTTGTATTCCAAAACGACTTAGCTGTGGAAATTACGCAACTTGGGCAGGATCTAGACTTTGATAATTTGTCACGGGGTGAACGTAATAGACTTATACTTGGGTTGTCATGGAGTTTCCGTGATGTATGGGAAAGTTTGTATCAAAGTATTAACTTGTTGTTTGTTGATGAACTCATTGACAACGGATTAGATGCAAGTGGTGTTGAAGGCGCACTGGCTGTACTTAAAAAGATGGCTCGTGAACGCAATAAAAACATTTATTTGATTAGTCACAAGGATGAATTGATAGGTCGTGTTAATAATGTTCTTAAAGTTATTAAAGAAAATGGATTTACATCATATGCAAACGATGTGGAGTATGTAGACTAACATGGAACAAGATGAAGTTTTGCACGCCGAGCTTATGCAGGCGTTTAGCAAATATTTTAAAGCAAACCAACGATGGATCAATACTGGAACACGTATTGCTGGTCGAGAAGTTCGCTATTGGCTCAGTGAAATTAGAAGATTATGTAGCTTACGAAGAGAACACGTAAGGGCATGGCGTAAAGAATTAGACGAAATTAAAAAACAAAAGAAAGAAATCCAAAAGGCACAAGGCACGGACACAGGCACAACTAACTAGTTGATGACATGGTATTATCAAGATACAATTATAGAAGAACTACCGGAAGATTGCGTAGGATTTGTGTATTTGATAACAAATGTCACCTCTGGCAGAAAATACATAGGCAAAAAATTAGCCAAATTCTCTAAAACATCATACAAAGTAGTAAAACTTAAAAACGGTACTAAGAAAAAGAAGAAGATTCGCAGTAAAATTGACAGTGACTGGCGTGAATATTATGGCAGTAACTTGGAATTAAATGCAGATGTTCTAAAATTAGGCAAACAAAATTTCAAAACAGAAGTATTATACTACTGTAAAAGTAAAGCTGAATGTAGTTACATCGAGGCCAGAGAACAATTCACCCACAAAGTATTAGAATCTAAAGACTATTACAACGGACAGATCAGCGTTCGTGTACATGGCTCGCACATTTTAAAATCATAGGCACAACAAGCGGTACAACGCAAGCGTCGGCTAAATTCGGACGCCCTAGACCTGGATCTCGGATCACAGGGATGGAAACCTCTTGCCGCTAAGAGTACTCAATCACTATCCTTAACAGGACGAAGATGGGATATGCCTTCATAAACCCGTTTGATTGTTTGAAAATATTAAAAAAGGCTAAAAGATAGGGCAATGAGATAAAGCAACCCTAGGGTTATTGTACGTGACAATAGATGTATAATAACTACCGTCATAAAGAAGACGTAGCTCGAGGTACCGGATGACCGCCTCTGTAATGCTATATTATTGTAATGGTGAGGCAACTCGCATAATGTTTCTTCTCCCGGCAACGGGAGAAGTATGGATCCACAATCTGCATAATATTTAAACTGCTTCGCAGTTAATAATTAAATACTTTTAGAAAAGAAAGAAATGTGTTTAAGTGAAGCGTAAGCTGAACGCAAACACATGTGAGCGTAAGATCACATCAAAACAATAAATACCATATGAAAGTTCATGACATTATATCAGAAGCAAATCCAATTTCAGCATTGAAGACAGGTATCGCTGCCTATAAATCAGCAAGAGCAAGTGCTCCAGTTGTGGCAAAAGCAACAGCCAAAACTGCTACTAAGGCAGCTTCTACAGCGGCTAAAGGAACAACTGCTACTAAGGCAGCTACACAATCTGTAGATAATCCTAGTTGGTGGGAAAAGATGGCAATAAAAAATGCTGATAAGATCCAGGGCAAAGAAGTAGCTCTTGCTAAAGGCGCTTTAAAATCTGAAGTTTTAGTGGCAGACCAGTTGACTTCTTTTCCGTCTTTAATAATAGCTTTTCCAGCTAAATTAGAAGTGTTACCTAGGTAAGTACTCAATCTAGTAAAATTCGTTTTCAACGAA